TAACTGGTTAGGATAGTTGCTCCAGTTCTTCTGCAATTTGGAATAATTCCCTTGCAGTCTTCAAATTCATGCTAGGACTCTCATCTACAAGGGCGCGAACAAATCCACCCAGTGCCCTAGCACCAATCTTAGACTTTTTATCATGAGTAGTCCTGAGCAGTGCTTGCATCTGCTTCAAATACTCTTGTTCTAAACGTCGTGCTCTGTCAGACATGTCAACTTACAACCTCAAATGAACGTGGATCTGGATTCTCTACAGGAATAAAGTTTTCTTTAATAAATGAACCACCATAGTGCTTTGTTTGATCATATCCATTTAAATCGGTTTTAATTGCTACTGCACCCTCTTCAGGATGTCCTTGCATCCAATACATTGGATAAACAACCTTTTTTGGATTACCAAGTGTTGCACCCCACATGCTAAATGTACTATTTGCCATAATGAAGTAATCACACATGGACATCAGACACAAGTCATATGATGCATTATATGATTGAGATTTAATCTTACTCTTATATGTGGGGTGCAGTTCTGCTGTGATTTCTTTGACTTCACTCTTCAGTTGCTCCATTGTATACCCAGAGGCATCACGAACAAAGTTCTTCAAATTATTATGAGCTAATCGCAAAATAGCGTTCTGGTAGTTGAACTTACAATTCAAACCATCATTATCAATCAAACGATCTAGTTCCTGACCCACATCACAATTAATCAGTTCATTATCATTATATAGATCAGTGATGAATGTAAATCTCTCTGGATTACTTGCAATCAGATCATTATCAGCAATAACATTATCTTTGTCATTGGTAAAGATTAAAACAGGTAGATCTGATGGCAATTCATTGAGTGCATTACGATAGTAATCTGCACCACAAAGGAACATACCACTGCTTAGATCAATAAAGTCACCTCTGCGAACATGCATGGCAATGACTTCACCATCAAACTTATCCCTAAATGCACGACACTTATCTACAATGTCCTGCCTAAATCTCAACTCACTACAAAGACGCATAGTGTGCTCAGAGTTGATGTTCTTAATTGTTGGATAAATGAACAATTTAGAATTATCTTGGATATTATCTTTAATATAGTTGTATCCTACTTCATCATCCAACTCCATATCCACATACTCTTGATCACTATCATCAATTACCAGTGGCAACTCAGAGAATGTATTACGCAGTAGATTAAAATCCTTACTTGAGATAGACCAATCAAACCCAGTGTCTTGTGCCAGTGCCCGCATCAAAACATAGGTGGAGATCTGACAACCCAGACCAGTGCCACTAGCAGTATATTGTTGTTGATATCTAATCATCAGAAGTAAAGCTCCCAAGTATCATTGACTTTGACACCATGTCCCTGCAGAGTAATGCGCTTATCATGCAAGTCAAGGTTGAATCCTGGTGACATTTGATGCTTCAATGCACCAATCCAATAGAACATTTTACCAGGATTATATGGAATAACTGCATCTGGTGGTCCATATCCACCATATTCAAGAGACTTGACATGATTACTATAATCATCATTCTTGTCATAGCACTTGAGAGAATCCTCTTCCCAGGTACTCAGACCAGCACCAGTCTCAGGTGCAGCAAGACACAATGTAAAAGATAGAGGATTATCTAGGTCCACAGTTGCACCTGCCTTCTCATAGTCATCCCACACTGCATTATGTTGCAAATGCTGTTCATCATAATGAATTGTAGCACATGGGCGTTCAAGATATTCTTTACTTGCAGGTTTTGGTTCTTGCTCTGGTTTAGCACCAAAGATATGGAATCCTGGTGGTGCAAGATCCTTATTTATTCTGCAAGGACCAATAGCATCATAAAGATGGTATTCAATGACTCCATACAACCATTCAAAATACTCCTTCATGATAGGACCTGCTTCCTCCAAAATCATATGGTAGATCATAGGATCATCCATATATGTTGCAGCACCAATGGTATGGAAGTCAATCGGATTGTCCTCATCGGGAGCAAACTTCTTCTCTTTACCACCATAAATGCCGCGAGGAATCCACCATTCTTGCAGCAAATCAATGCGTTCAAGGGTGTTATCAATCCCTTCCTGATCTAAAATATCTAAAATGCCTGATGTGATCATTCTTGTCTCCTATTCTTCACATATTCAAGTTCTCCCCAATTCTCTGGGAAGCATAATAATAAACAATGTGTCTTCTTATGTATAGGACAATCCTTGATGTTCTCATCGTCCTTACATCTGACACCAATCTCTATTGTTATGTAATACTCGGATACAAAATAAACCCACCCCGATTGAGGGTGGGGAGTTGTATGCCAGATTACATAGTCATCGATACGTGGACTATATGGCATTGGTCATATCAGAGATGAAGAGGTACTCAGTCGGTTCTTCGCCATCAATAACGAACTCCTCAAAGATAGCATCTGCATCATTGAAGCGACTACTCTCTACCAGATCACCGAGTCGTCCCATGTAGAACTCCTCAATCTCTAGCATTGACTCATCATGCTTTGGGTCGGTCGAATTCATTTAAAAACTCCTGAATGTTCTTCATCTCAGTGACAATCTTCTCCAATTGTGATTGGAGGTGCGTCATCCGATCTTTTTGTGATTTGACGAACTGGGGATCCAGTGTAGTGATGTTCATGTGGTGAACTCCTCTACAATGCCAGAGACAACGTTCTCTTCATCAAGTTTGTAAACTTGGGCATTGGTGATGTTCTCACGAAGATCACCATAGTATTGCACATTGAAGTCAGAACTGTCTGCATCTGTGATCAGATCAAAACACTCTTCATCATTGTCAGCAATCACATTCCAGATACCACCGTATTCAGATTGTGGGAAGGGAACATAGTGCTCAACGATGTAAAGATACTTAGATGCCATTGCTCGGTAATTAGACTCCTTGATTTTAATTTATAAAGGTCAGAGTGTCAAGTGTCACTCAGACAGAGGATTGAGGTTGCGCCAGCGCACCATCGTGTCATAGTTGTACTCGTTGTACTCATCAGGTACGCTGAGATCGATCATCTCTTCGTCCTCGATGATGTTGAGTTCAGAGTTGACTTGATCTTCAAACATGGTGTTCTCCATGGGGTTGATGAGAGGGGCGGTTCCGCGTAAGGGAACACATTATGGTTTACCCCTCTTTGCTTAGTATACATGGTATGGTCGCCGCGGCCAAGTGATTGTGACACTTACAACCCCGTCCATACTCTGCCACTGTCACACATGAACTTGAGAAGATGATCTCTCTCACCTTCATGTGCTTCAATCTCATGTGGTGCATTCATGTCACCACTGACCTTGCGTCCCTTGTAGCAAAGTGTGCCTTGCTTCAAGGTAAGATCACCATCGATCCACTGTCCTACATGAATAAGTTCATGTACCAATGTCTCTGCATAGGTTCTCTTATCAAGATTAGATTGAATCTCAATCAGGAAGGTGCGTGGTTTACGCTCCCTCTCCATGATGTCACACCAACCATAAACACCCTCGCGCTTCATACCACGATGGTTTACAGTGATGTCAATCTTATGCCGTGGGTAGAATGATTTAGCAAACCACCAAAGTATATCCTCACAGAGATACTTTGGATAACCATACCCACTTGTCTCAAAATAGAGCATTGATCGCTACCGTGGTAACTCTTGTTCCCCATTGTAGCATCCATATGAAGGATGCTACAAAGATCAGTTTATGTGTGGTGGTCATGCCCATCGTTCCATAAACTCCTCAAGGGTGAAGTGTTCATCAGTTGATGTCTCTTCAATTAACTCATCAACTGTAAGTTTTTCAATATCCTCACGATACTCATCCAATGTGGGATCAGTATCAGGATTAAAATCATCGTGGCAGAGATAATCATACTCTGCACACAATGCATCAATCAGCTGCTCCTTTGTATAATTCATTGGGGACAATCTGGATGTGGTTGTGGAAGTGTTGTACAAATACTTTCCCGACGTTCTGGTCTCTCTTGTTCAACATTTACAGTGTGAATAGTCAACACAGTCAATAAAAGAATAAGAGAACCATATGCTACAGATTCAGTTCGATTCATAATCACCTCACATACAAGTAAGAACCTGCCCAATCTGCGTGCTCAAACAACCACTCACGCTGCTCAATCAGTCGCAGATCAAAGCGAACACCTTTAGCAGGAGACTTCCAACTGGCGGACTTATACACTTCACCAGTCTTCTTATCCACAAATGCATGGACAGATTGAGACTGTGATTCAGTCTCCATCAGAATCTTGTGATACTTACGACCAGTCTCAATGTGGAACTTGTAAGGATCAGAATTGGGATGACGTTGCTTGAAGTTCTGCTCCAAGGCACTGCACAGAGCATGGGTGTGCTTGAGAACAGCAGCGGCAATGTCCTCACGCGCTTGCTGAGTCTCTTTGAACTCAGTGAATGTGGATCGCATGGTGGATGTCTGAACTGATTTAATAATAAGGGGTTACCAGTCTCCTGGCAACCCCCTTGTGACAGTTATTCAGTTGTAACCCATACCATTCAGGATGGCACGGCGAGCACCCATTGCTACGAACTCATTGGGGAAGGTGCCGATCTTGATCCAATCTTCCCTCCAGTACAGTGCCCAGTTTGTGCTACCCATCACCTGCTTAACGACGATGGGGTTGTCAATGCCAAGGGGATAAGACATGGTGTCTTGTGCGTTACCCCAATATCATATCACATCACGTCTGGTCTTGCAGCAACTCAAATGTGCCTGGTACAGGTTTGAGATGTGGTTCAGGTTCTGATACCATATCCTCTAGTGGACCATAGTGTCCCATCTTAAAAAGGAGATCCCTGCACTTGTCGTAGTTCTTTTTAAAGTACAATGCATCTTCTTTAACCATTTTAATAATGGAATCATAAGCATCACTTGCAGTGACCTCATCTTCAAGAGTCCACTCAGAGATTGCATTCCGCAGGCGCTCTTCTCGTTGTTCAGCGTAAGACATCATTAATTGTTCCTCAGAAGATTCGTACATGATTAAGGATTGTGGTTCTTGTTCTCCTTGATCTTATTATACCCCCAAACTGCGAGAGTGCCAATACCTAGTCCAGCGAGACAACAGAGTAACATGTGAATTGCGTGCTCCAACGTAGTATGATCAGCGTGGTCCATATTTAGATTTTTTAACTGGCCAGGTTAATTCTAGCGTAATTGTCAAGAGAATGACGAAAGAGAATATAAAGATTGAAGAGATCATCGCACGTCGTGTCCTCCAAACATTGCTCTCATACCATTCAGAACCTTGGCAGTGAAAGCACCCAAACGGCGCGACTCAAAACGCGCAAACAGCGCATTGCTGATGACAGGAGCGGGTACACCAAGATCCACAGCAGCGTGAACCGTCCAACGACCCTCACCACTGTCGCTAACTCCCCCATCGAATTTGCTAAGCTCTCTATCGCTCCGTAGAACATCAGCGGTAAGATCAAGTAACCAAGAACCAACCACGCTACCACGACGCCATAACTCAGCAACCTTAGCAACGTCAATATCATACTGATAATCGGCAGGGTTGTCCATTGGCGCAACCTCTGCGTCTCCTGCTTTGACGTACTTGGCACCTGCGTTTGCTTCATGTAGGATGTTGAATCCTTCAGCGTATGCCTGCATGATACCATACTCTACGCCATTATGCACCATCTTTACGAAGTGACCAGCGCCTGGACCACCGCAATGCATCCATCCATACTCCTCGGGATACCAAGTGAAGTTGCTGTCAGGTTGAGTCCTGGGGGCAGACTTGATGCCTGGTGCGAGTGCATCAAAGATTGGACGGCAGGTATCGACTGCAGTATTTCCGCCACCAACCATAAGACAGTATCCACGCTCCAGACCGTAAACACCACCACTAGTGCCGCAGTCAAGATACGCGATGCCCAACTTTGCCAGACGCTCTGCTCTCTTCCTACTGTCCTTAAAATTGCTATTGCCATGATCAATAATAATATCTCCTTCACGACAAAATTGTAGTAACTCATTGAGTGTGTCCTCTACTGTCTCTGCTGGCACAACCATCATGAAGACACCAGGCATGTATACTGTCTCACCTGACTTCTCACCGTAGATTGCGTTACCTTGATGTACTACTTGAACAAGGCTTTCCAGAGAAGTGGTACATCCACTGATATAACCCTTCTCATATTGTTCATTTGCTTTTTTATAATTGTTACGATACCCATGTACCTCGTGTCCTGCTGCAATGAGACGGCGGGACATTCCTTCGCCCATCCGTCCAAGTCCGATCATTCCTACTTTCATAGTCACCTTATGGTTCAATGTATCTATAAAGAATCAATTAAAGATTGGGGTTACTGTCATGATTCGTTGACGATATTCCTCACGAACCGCCTTCATAATATGTGCTGGTGTGCCATAGTAACCCATATGCATCCATACACAGTCAATATAACGCAAGTCTTCACGATCTGCATCGAGTGTAAACTCGTCACAATATTCAATGATGTCAGGAGGAACCTGTACTTGCTTCCAGGTATTAGGTTCCTCAATATAAAATGGAACAGTCATTAGTACATGCTATTTGATGTTAATCCAGGTGAATCGCTTGCCCAAAAGTCATCCCAGTCACCTTCAGTTGCCTCACTAATATTGAGCATACTATTTTCAATTGCAGTGATTACATCAGCATACTCCCGATACCACTTAGTACCACACATTTCATGTCGTTGATGCTCTTTTAGGGCACTAAGAATAAGTTCCCATTGTCGTTTGTCGAACTTTGGATTCATTTGATTCGTCCTTTTCGATACGAGTCTAACATATGTATCCAAATGTGCAACTATATCTCCCCAATCTTCATATTTGCTATAGATGCAATAGTCTCCTTTTGCTTAAGGAACAATTTAACATAAGACTTTGCTACTTTTCGCAGCATATTCACATCTTCAAGCGCATCAATCTCACGGGCAACCTTCTCATATTCAAAAGATTTGCCCATGCTCTCCAACTTTATGTCATCTGGGTTCATGATCCATACCAATAATCTAAATCTACATCACCAGTGAGATCAAGTTGTGCCCGCATGTCAGCGTAACGCTGTTCTGCCATGTTAAATTCTCTTTCTTTTTGAAGATTTGCCTTCGTGAATGGATCATTCTCATAGTATGATTCCCACTCAGCAGGCTTCCAAGAATTAACATCCTCGCGAATGTCTTCGATCTTCTTCTCAATCTCTTTGAGTCTAAGTTCAATGCGTTCCCAGGGTTGCATGTCTTCTCACACGGTGTGGACCAATTATAGCACAGATTATTTGTTTTTGGAGATACTGGTAACCACTTCAAGAACACCCCTACGGAACAACAGTCTGCATTCTGGGAATGGTGCGTATTTACAGTCCCACACCTCAGGATACACTGTAATCATACCAGTGTATAAGAATGGTGAACACTTACCATGATTACCATTCCTAACCCATTTAAACTTTAATATACTATTCTCATCTTCACAGAAGTCATGAGTTCCATCATAATTAAGAGACCATAAATGCCCCACAGGATCTAACCAATACACCATCATTGTTGGTTGGTTAATATCCTTTGTTTGCAATTTTTTACGATAAAATCCAGGTCCCACATCATAATAGTTTATGATAGTGTCATACATTCCCATAATACTCACTCGGGATCTTTGTTTAAGTAATATCCTCTCCAATCACACAATCGTATGCAATCATCAAGGTCCCAATGTACATTCTTGTCTGCTGATTTGCCCTTTACTCTATGTACTCTGGATGTGGTAAAGTCTACAAAGGCATGAGGAGTCAGCTCAAGATCCTCATTAATCATACCAATTTTAAAGTATTTTTTATTGCGTTTTTCACAATCGATAACAAATAGACCAATGTCTAAGTTATTATCAAGTTCTCTACGCTTAAACTTTGTCTCAAGAGTAACCCCTTCAGTCGCTTCTATTCTATCAATACGCCAGTAGTTCTCTTTTCTATAGTCATTAGTAAGGGCGAGGCACAATAACCCCACCCTATTTAAAACTCTTCTTTTTTGATCGTCCCATTCCATAGATCACTATCGTAATATATTATCTATGCAGTTTTCTCCCATATCTCTTTGTATTTAAAGTTCTCCTTCAAATCAAAGTACATACGATGAGTCTCTGTTTGGACATAGTAACCAGTTAGATTCTTACCATCATCAGTCCAACCATAACCAATGACACGCTCATCAACGTCTTGCAGATCTAATTTTTTAGGAGTGTGCAGATAGTGGTTGAACTTTTGATGAAGATTGACTGGCATGGGCACCTCTCTTGATGTGTTCATATTATAACAGTATCTATAAGAGATGTCCGATTTCTTTGGGATCGCTTAATTATTCACCAAGATCGGTCAGTGGACCCCACTTGCCAGAATCACCATCTTTACGATTCTCCAACTTATCAAAGATGTCCTCAATGGTAGTAAGGTTCTCAATGTTAGCAATCATCTCTGCGATGCTCTTACACACATGTGGTTTTTCACCGCGAGCAGCAAATGCCAAAGCATTGCGAAGTGATGAACTTGCATCATCAAGAGATTCTTTAACCGATTCAGCCAACGCCATTAATTAACTCCATTTTTTATTATTATAGCATCAAGTAAACCAAGTTACAATAGAGTATCGTGTTCCTTCCGTGACATTCATGATCTGATGTGGATACATGAAGTTAGCTGGGAACATGATTACACTACCTGCTCCTGCTCTAATTTGTACTTCTTGATTGAAAAATGCCATGTTACCACCATCGTAATCGTCGTTTAGATTGATAGACATAGCAACAGTTCTTGGTTGCTCTTGATAACTATCGGTATGTTCTCTGTAAAACCCACCATTCTTATATCTTAATAGATCATATCCACTATCAGACTTCAAGAAGCATGTGGGGAAGTCTTTAATGTATCTTTGTGCTGCTTCATTTGCCTTCTTGAAGATCATCTTATCAATCATATTACGATGTAATCTATTCTTATTGATGATCTGTGGTGTAGAGATGGATATAATATCGCAGTTACGAACACTAGGATTCTGTGTATTATTAGAACTAACACCTGCTGGTGCCCAGTGCTCACAGTCCTGATACTCATCAAGAATCATCTCACATTCTTCTGGTGTGAAGATGTTGTCATAAACTTTGACATACTCTAGCAACTTATTCTCACCAGAAATTGTTGTAGTAGTCTTAACTAAATCTTCCCTGTATCGATGATCTTTATCAAAATAGTATTTGAAGCATGGACCATGCAGCCTGACATAATGTAAGAATACTTGTGTGCAAGATTCTCCATTAAAAGCATCCCTACCATGCTCCCCAACCATACCCAAATACAACATAGCATCACCTGGATTCAAATCAACACACTTCTTCTCACCTGAAGGTGTGTAAATCCAGATAGTCCATACTTCATCACACTCCAAATTAATGGTGAGTGATATCTCACATTGTGGTTTATCTACATGTCCTACAAGGACATTACCCTTCTTATATTCTCTGGCATAAGAATAAGTTGGCAAAACAGATTCGCCAACTAACTCACATACATGCTGATTCTTCTGAACCAACAATTCAATGAATGGTTTAAACTCATACTTAGCATTACTTCCCGACACTTGTGGGTCATCGGGAAGTTCATGAGTATCACAATACTCTTTGAATTGCTTTGCTAAACTTTGTGCTTTCTCTTTAGATATAAAGTCAGGAACAATGACGTAGTTGTTATCAATCAGTTGTTGGTTCATTATCAGGGATTGAGGCGTCAGGGACTTCAGACTCTTCCTCTGCGATCAGTTCTTCGATCTCAGAGACGACTTGCTCCGTGCTGTCTTCCTCAAATAATAACTCAAGACTGAACTCATTGTCAAGCAGACCAAGGTCAATGTCATCAAAATTACTTACTGTTGGAGTATCATCATCTTCCTCCTCCACATTATCCTCTTGCTCTTCCTCTTCGGGAAGGAGAACTGCTGTAGGAACCTGATCTGGTGATACAATATCTGCTTCTTCAACTTCAAAGAGAGATTCATCTACAGCATCATCAAACAGTGAAGGATCAACGTTACCATCAAATACAGTTAGGTTCTCATATCCTGCTTCAAACTGGAAGTTCCTCTCACTCTCACTGACATTAGTTTGAATTCTTTCTTCACCATAGAAGAATTCTTCATGTGCTTGTGCAATACGCTGGTGAGTTTTATGAATCTCTTCACTGGCATCGTGTGCAACCTTCTCTTGAAGAGAGTGCATTGAGACCATCTGACTATCATGATTAGCAGCCATCTTCTGCAGTTGCTGATCATGATCAGAGTTCATGCTACGAAGATTATCATCATGTCTCTTCTGCATCTCCTCCATCTGACCTTCTAATTCTGCCATTGCCTCTTGCCAAGACAATGCTTGCTTCCTATCTTCCTCTTCTTGCTTACGCTTCTCTTCCTCCTGACGTTCCTTCTCAGCGTTAAAATGATCAACATAACGTTCAATCATTTTACGAGTAGCAGGAGTATTTGGGACAGGAGAATCATATTCTACCTCACCGACACCATCTTCAGTACCATTATCCTTCCACTGAATTGCCCACAGATGCTCAATATCAGCAAATGGCCAGTTCTCTTCAGTAAAGAAGATACCAAGACCATCAATTCTGATATACTTGTCTGCCTCGATTAAGGTAAACTGTTTCATTCTTCTACCTCTTTTACATCTGCTGTAATTACTTTTTGATCTCTTGCCTGACTCAGCATCTGTGCCGCTGCAGATAAGACATCGATGTTAGTTGAATTTGCCTTCACCATCTCATTCCTAAATGACTCCACGCCAGCACTCGTTGAACGTTGCTGTTGAGAGTTTTCAATAAGTAGCATGGGCATCCATGTAATAGCACATCCCCATTCATCTACAGATTCCCCAGTATTAGGATTCTGACCCCTAATTTGAGTATACCAGGAACATTCAAGTCCTTTACAGTCCTCTCCAATTAAAGGACAAAAATTACCAGGTTTAATTTGCGCCATAACAAATCACTTAATTAATTTAGTATACCATATTTAGTTCAATGAGCAGATAATAACATCAACGTAATTTACTGCAAGATCAATACTATTAGCAAATGTATCATTAATTGTTGTAGATCCACTAAATGGGTGATTGTGTGCTCCACCACCACTTGACTCATTCATAGTTCCTGTGGCATTATTACCACTGACAGTGCGAGCACCAGTATTACTAAATGGTGTAGCATTGGCACCACCAGTAGGACCAACATTAGATGGGTGTGTATGATCTGGTAACTCTGTTAAAGATAGAGTATGATTACCAATAATAGTTCCTTGACCCTGCGTTACATTTACTGGCAAAGTCTCATTAATCGTAACACTAAGATTACCACTTGTTGAACTAAGGACAGTAGTAAAGGCAGTTGTTCCACCCTGAACACCACCAGTTCCATTCACAACCCTTAAAGCTTTATCTCCACCCATAGATGTATCTTGAGTCCACCCAACTGGTGCAGTCGCTTGGAAAAACAACTTCCTAGTTCCTGCAGGATACAACCAATAAAAAGAATCTATCTTATTATTTGGGTCCAGCAGATCGAATTGAACCCCATTGCCTGTTAAACGTGCCATATTAAGCGAATGAGCAAAGGATTACATCAATATACTGAATCCTCAAGTCAATATTGCCAGATCCAGAAGCATTAAGAGTCACTGTACCAGAGAATGGGTGATCGTGAGCCTGTCCAATACCACCAGGAGAATTAACACCACCAGTATTAGAAGATCCTGGAACTCTAAAACTACTACCACCACCAGAAGCGTTTGCAGTTCCACCAACATTAGAGTTGTGAGTATGATCAGGAATCTCAGAGGTAGTCAAAGTATGACCACCAACAGTGCCACTTACAGGGGCTGTTGCAGTAAAACTAACGGCAACACTTGAAGTAGTTGATGGAAAAACTGTTGTAAAACTACTGCCACCAGAACCAGAATTACCACCAAATCCAAATCCACCACCAGCACCATTAACCAAGCGCAACGCTTTGTCGTTGTGTGCAGTAACTTGTGTCCAACCAGTTGGTGCTGCTGCCTGGTAGAATACACTTACAGTGTTTTGTGCTAATACGGAATACTTAGAAGATAATGATGTACCATCACTAAAAGTAACCCCAGTGGCGGTTAATTGCGCTGCCATCTTACAACCATACTTCCTTTATTTACTTATTTATTAAGTACATTTAATCCAGAATCCATCATCAGTGAACTCCCAACCATCTGCAAGAACTGCTTGATAGTTTTCATACTGATCTTTAAACCCCTCAGGCACAAAAGGTGGCCACTGATTCCTGTAGAATTCTTGTGTCCACCCATCATTATATGGTGATGTTGCCTGCACTTCATTCATGATATCTGGGTAGATCTGACGACGTGGTTCATCACTACCCATCTCACGCATATAAACTGTCTTGCCACCATCAGGTGACTCATAGATTTTAGCAGTCATTGTTTTTGTTAAACATTTTACGGCACTTCTTGACTTCTTTCAGTTCATCCTTGATCATCTGGTAGGCATCCTCGGCAGAGATTTTTCGTGCCATTTCCATGGCAGTGATCACTTCAACACGAGTGCCAAAATGTTTTAGTGCTTCTTCAAAACAATTTAGTTCTTCGTACATAATCAGAACACAGTTACTTCAGGTGCATTAAGTGCTTCAAGAGATGCTTCATAATCACGTTGGAAGATAGCAAGTCCCTCACGAGTCAACACACTGTCATACATTGCATTGAACACTTTAGTTGGCATCGTAACAATGTCAGAACCATACATGAAGCAGCGAGAGACATGATGTGCATCACGCAGAGATGCAGCAAGCACTTCAGTCTTCATGCCATGGACAGAACGACAAGTTGCAATAGCACGGACCAATTCAACACCACTGAAGGAATTGTCATTACAACGTCCAACAAAGGGAGACAGATAGGTAGCACCTGCCTTCATTGCCATACATGCTTGTGCAACAGAGAACACAAGAGTTACATTAGTCTTGA